GCTGCCTTGTGACCTGCCGCCGCCGCTGCCGCCTGTTTGACCGCTTATGCCATTACCGCCACCGCCGCCACCGCCACCTGTCGAAGTAATCGTGCTAAAAACTGAATTTGAACCGTTAGCACCTTGCGCGTTTGCAGCACCTGCACCACCGCCACCAACCGTAACGGTGTAATTTGTATTTGCAGTTAATGTCAATGCTGACTCTAAAGAACCGCCACCGCCTGTTGCTGTAACTGTGCAACGTAAACCACCAGCACCACCGCCCGCACATTCATAACCGGGCGAAGTATTGCCACCACCGCCACCGCCGCCTGCAACCACTAGATAATTAACAACTAAAGGCGGTAACGGTGCGCCAACACCTGCCAAAATTTGCATAATTTACGCCGACAAATTGCCGACAACTACCCAAGTATCAGTCGCAATTTTACAACAAGTCGCAACCGCATACTGTCCTTTAGTTTTTAATTTGCTACCTTCGCTTCGAAATGTTACACCTGCGCCACCAATGGTTATCTGTCCAGCGCCTAATTGCATAATGTTTATTTGTGTGCCAATACCAAATGCCACGCTTGCATTTGTTGGAATAGTAAAAGTTATTGCGCTTGCATTATCGCAAGTGACAAGTTTGCCGTCATCAGTCAAAACCGCTGTATAAGTTGTGCCAGTTTGTGCGTTAATGGCTATCATTGCGGTTGCAACCGAATTCATTTGTGCGGCCGTTAAAATTTGGCCTGCTGTAAAATCTTGTCTAGTTGCCATGAGTGCCTACTTTAACCTAATGCGTTGTCAGCGTTGATGATACCGTAAGTCGGGTTGTCAAGTATTAGTTCATAAACGACGGTTGTTGGTGCGGTGAAATATGTGATCGCGTGGCCCGTGTTTACGTTGATTGACATTTCTATGCCTTCAACGCTTAGTTCTTGGGATAGTTGTGCCGTGCCAGCGCCGCTGGCAAACGTTTTTTCAATAGTGATTGTTTGCCCAATATCAATAATGGCCACCGTGTCGCGTTGGGTTGTGGTCAACATATTTAACTGGGTGTTTAACGACGTGTATCGCGCCTCAGGCAACGGGTCTAGTAGATAGGTTGCCAACTCGAGTGCGGCCGCGTCGCTGTGCAACAGACTGTCGGTGATCGAATACGTTTGGATAAAATAAAGTGCTTGGCTACCTGTGTCCTCAGCGACCTGTGGGTTGTTGCTACCTAAATGTTGTACGACCGCACGATTGGTTACCTGATCGGCTTCAAACGTTACGCCTACCCCGTTGTACTTGATGTTTGTGCCGTCGTCGTGAAAATCGGCAACCGACGCTGCAAGTGTTGTACCGATACGTGATTGAAACGTCAGGTTGCCGTCACGCGACATAAACAACCTGCCTTGTTCAGCCTCGTTGATTTGTGAGCAATAACCCAAAACGTTTGTTCCGTTTGGGATAGTAAACGCCGCGTCACCGCCCAGCGTCTGTGTGCCAGTTGATATTGCGCGTGACGCTGCAGGGAAATCAACCTCAGGTCGGTCAAGTATCGCCGACAAACGCACGCTCGACAATTCTTGGTTGACGTTGTATTCAGCCAAATATGTTTGCGCCAACAAATAAAAATCGTCGGCACAATAAACCGTCACCGTGTCCAAACCACCCAAACTAAAGTTGTAATCGTAGTTGACGATGTAGCCAACAAATAAATATTGTTTGACGTTGCTGTTGTTGTATCGAGACAAACGTACACGGCGCATAGGCGCTAAACCCGGTTTGGCTGTAGTCGGGTCATAGTACGGCGAGTTTTCGTCAAACGGGTTAAAAATGCCTGATGTATCAAGCATGGTAAACGTCATTGTGCCAGCACTAAATTGGTCGCCTTGATCTTTGCGGCCGCGCCGCACGTTCACTTGATTAATACCGTCAAGCACGCTCGCATAATTTGTTGTGCCGTCCAGCACGTATATGCTGTTGTTTAATACGCCAGCGGTCGGGTCGTCAAGCAAAAATGCGTCTTGTTTGAAACCTGTGTCAATTTCTAGGTCGTAGTTACCGCTACCAACAACTGCAACGCCGGGCATTATTGTGCAATCATCAAATCAAGTGGGCCGTTAGTGCGCTGGTATGCCAGCAAACTGTTCAACACGCTTTGACCAATCTCGGCGCTAGTCGATATACCGCCAGTCACATTAATGGTTACTGGTTGCGGTTCGCGTGCCGCGATACGTTCAGCCATACCAAACGTTGTTAGCGCACCAATCTGTGCGCCGCCTGCTGTGCTACCAATACTTGTTTGTGCGCCACTTGACCCACCGCCACCGCCACCGCCACCACCGCTTGTTATAACTGACGGTGTGACTGGCACACCTGCGCCAGCCTCGCGTGCCATACGGTCAGCGGTACGAATATCAGATGTGACCGCTTCAGCGCCGCCAGCGCCGCCACCAATTCGACCCAAACTAATTTTACCAATTTTGCCAATATCCGTAAACGGGTTTATTAAGTTAATGCCGTCAATGATTATGTTGATCGCACCAATAAACGAGTTAGCAAACATCTCGAAGCCAGCAATCAAACCGTTTAAAACGACGTTGACAATGTTTCTGAAACTTTCAAACTTTGTGTAAGCAATCGCTATGCCTGTTACGACTGCTGCAATGCCTACCGCGATTAAACCAAACGGGTTTAATGCCATAGCAATATTGACTGCCATGATTGCGGCCGCAACCGCCGATATTGTGCCAGCGATAACCAAAAACGCGGTCGGGTTCCGTTGAGCCCAGTCAGCCATTGCCTGCAAATATGGCAAAACTTTTTGTAACACGGGCAACAACGCCGCACCAATACTTTCTTGTGTTTCAGCCAAACTGTTTTTCAATATCTTAAATTTGCCTGCCGCTGTTTCCGCTGATCGAGCCGCCGCGCCACCAAAATTGTCGTTTAACGTCATCATCACCGTGTCGAGTGACGCACCCTCTTTAATTAGACCTTTCATTTCAGGCGACAACGCCTGTAGACCTTTCATGTTGCCTGCATACGCTTTAGCCAGCGCGTCGCTGACCGTCGCCAAATCTGTGCCAGTTGAAATCGCAATATCCTGAGCCAATGACAACGCGTCGGTTGCCTCACCAACATTTTTAGTACCAACAAGCAACGCGGCAAACGCTGGTCGCAACTCGCTATCAGCCGTACCCGTCGCCCTCGACATAGCCGAAATCATGTCCTCAGTCGCCGCAACAGTAGCGTCAGTCGCACCGACAACGTTTTGCATAGTGTTAGCCAAAATTGCTTGCTGTTGTTCGTCCTCTGCTGCCGCTTTAGCCGCCAAACCCAACGCGCCAGCAACCGCGGTCAATGCGGCCGCTGCCGGGACAGCCGCCTTTTTAATTGCAAACTGTGCTTTTTCGCCAACGGTTTCTAATTGTTTAAATTCTTTGATTGCTTTGTCAATGCCTTTGCCGTCAAACTCGCTGACAATAGGTATGGATAATGCCATGATTAAATCTCCCGTTGCACTTCGCGCATAGTTTTAGCAATCATCTTTGTCATCTCAGCCTCGATACCGCGACGCGCTTTATACACCGCTGGCCCGATCAGTCGAGTACGACCAACACCAACAAAACCAAGCGCCTGCCCAAGTTTGTTTGCATTTGCTCGGCCTGCCGTTTCAAAAATTGCTGCCGCCGGGTCTTTTTGCTCAATAAGAATTACACCGACCGCGCCTCGACGTGTATCAAAACGCATACGCACACCGTTGACTGCTTTAGTTACTGTGAACGGAAATAGTTTGCGGTCGCGTTGCGTCCAGTTGTATTTCATGCCTGATAACGGCAATTCTTTGTAAACGCCTTTACCTGCCTGTATTGCTGGTTGTGCGATTACGGTTGCGTCAGACTTAAAATCTTTTTGTAACTGTGGGTCAATTTTACGCAAACTGTTGATCGTCTGTTTAAGCCCGACAATCTCTATGGTTGTGCTTGCTGGCATACGTCACCTTTTGTTTGCTTTGTTTAATACTGTAATCACCGTCAATAGGTCACGCGTGTCAAACTCGATATTCGTAGGCCAGTACCCTGTTGCAGCCAACAATTCTGCTAATTGCCGTCGGTAACTGCCTACGCCGTAGGGTTTGGGTTTGTCTCGTCTATCGCCTCAATAACCATGTTCGGATTTTGTTTAACCCAGTCGCGGTAGTTTGGCGGCAATGTTTCACCGTTGAGTTTCAACAAGTGAAACGCCCAGCAAACAAGATCGGTGTATCCGATGCCTTTGCCGTCTGATATTTTGCGGTTTTCTGTGCGTTCCCATTCGCAAATGACAAACATATTGGTTGTCATTTCGACTGGCGCTGACCCGTTGTTTAGGTCAACTTTTAGTTTTAGTTTCATGCCTGTCCTGTTCTCGGCCAGTTATGGCTCGTTTATTTTGTTACGGCAAACGCCGTAAAATTATGACGTTGCTTTAGTAAGCACCCCGCCGTTAAACGTCAATGTGACGGTTGACAGTTCGCCCAGCGACGCATTGATCGGGGTATGCGAAGCCAAGAAGCACCCGGTCAAAGTGTATTTTGGTGCAGTCGAACTTGGTGTAGCCAAACCTGCAGCGGTCGGTGAAATAACGATTGTCGTTTGTGTACCGACCAAACTGTAGATCGTTGCCTCTGTTTCGCTGGCTGCATACGACTGGTATAACTCGATTTCAAACGAGTTGTTTTGTAGCGACGTGACTGCCGAGCCACCAAAATATCGTGCGGTGTCACCAAATGCCGTTGTCTCGAGTTGGTCGTAACCAAATGTCAAACTTGCGCTTGTGCATTGGTCGGTTAGGTTGACCGCGTTGATCGTGAGTGCCGGGTTGCTCAAGTAAACCGTTGTTGTTGCTGCCATGTTCTACTCCTCTGTTATCTCTTTAGTTTTACCATGTTTTTTATCGTCTTGTGGGGATAGGTGACCGCTGTCGATTAGGTGTGCAATGTTTGCGTCGCCCAAGTCTTTGCCGTCAATGATGTCGCCCCGTTTAAGGCCGTCTAGTCGATTGCTGTTAACTAAATATTTGGTCATGCTGTTATCCCTGCTAATGCACAAGTCAAATCGTAGCAAGGGAACTCTTGGCCGCCGATTTCAAGTGTGCTTGGTTGTCCTGATGTAACGATAATTGACGACCCCAACACGGTTGCGGATATTTGCAAAATTTCGCGCAACACGGGCAAACCTGCCGGGCCGCTGCCAACAACTTTGACGGGGAAATCAACTCTTATAACGTTGCCGTTGCCTGCCGTTGTCGTGAAACGTGGTGCTAACAAAAACACGCAATTTGGTACAAGTTTTGTCGGGTCGTTGACAACGCGTAAACCTGTGACGGCTGTGAGCGTTGTTGTGATGTCGTCTATGGCGACGTTCAGCACGTCGGTGTATGGTGCTGGCATTTAGGCCACCGCTGGTCGGTCGATACCTAGCAACTGTTTGACGATCGGTGTCAATGATTGTTGTGGTGCTGTACCCATGTTGTCAAACGACGCAAACACGTTTTCAAGACTGCCTCGACTACGCCACAATGCTGCACCGTACAT